CTGGGCTGGCTTCGGTGCCTTTACGGGCGCCTTCGTATCCCGATCCTCCTTGGCATTGGCAGCGCGGATAGCGTCGCCGACCTTCATGCCTTCGTAGTCGGGCCGGAAATGTTTGACATGCGCGACCTTGTTAGCTCCGAGGCCCGCCGGCTCGGCCTTTGCAGGCCGGCGCCTCCTAGGCCGAGCAGATGCGACCGGCGCCGATTCAGGAGAGCGTTGGCTCAAATCCTCATCAGCGAACAAAGATCGATGGGCTTGCCGATCGAGGTCAATCAAGACCTGGTCTGGCTCAGCTTTCACGGCCTTCAGCCAGTCGAGGGTCAACACAGTTTCGCACTTCTCAACCGCGTCCATAAGACCAGAGGGAGGGGGAACGAGCTGGGTGACAGCGGTATGGGGTTCAGCGCAAGTCTGGGCCGCGGCCCAGTCGTCGTCGCGGCGAAGGGCTTTAATCTGGCAGGCCAAGGAAACCTGGCCTTGTCTGATGTCAGCCAACATCACACCCTGGGCGTGCACTAGCTGTGTCAGAGCCACAATCTCCAGGCTGAGCTCGCTCTTCTCTGAGCTGTCCAAGCCAGAGTGCTCGTCGCGATCAAACAGGGCACGCTTGTGCTTCTTCGCTTCGCAGCGGTACTTGTGCGTGGCGTTCTGGGCTGTGCCGTCGAGAAGGTCGTCGCGTTCGCCCTCCATGTCCTCGTCGTCGTCGGCTTCCTTAGCCTCCTTCTCAGCATCGTAGGCGCACCAATCGTCCTCATAGGACTGGTCGTTGGCGCCTTCTCTGCCGGACATCGAATGCCGATCCCCCTCGTTGCCACGCTGGAAGAGACGTCGGAGCTTGTCAAGCCCTTTCGAATGTGCTGCTCGCACCTCTGCCCATCTGAAGACGGAGTCCAGAGGGACGCAGCACTTTCCGGCGACAACGCCGATCTGGCGGGACCCAACGAGCGTGCCTGTAGGCTTACCACCCTCCGGGGTAGTGTCGCCCAAGTTCATACCCATGACCTTGCCTTCACTCGTGACCACCAAAGCGCCGCTCATGCCAGG